AAAATAAATTATCATTCTCAAGGTTATCCTGCATACATCAGAGATGCTGATGGTGGCGGATATCCTGCACCTGCAGAAGTTGAACTTTCGCTGACGTTCCAAGAAACGGAAGTTGTCACAAAGAACTCTCTCAATCCACCTATAGCTGTTAGATATGAGCCTAGACGTAATAACTCACCAGGTGCAGCTGCTGCTGCTCCTGTAGCAGCTACTGATGCAGGCAGTACAATGGAAGGCTTTATGCCAAGGAATTAATTAAACATGTTCTTATTCAGACCATATCCAACAGTTAGATATCGTGTTCCTGGAACTAAGAAAACTATTGCAATGACAAATCTTACGAAAAGATTTGCAGTAGCCAATTTCTTAAACAACGCAAGAGCATCGTTCGACGAGTATTTCGTGCAGGACGGTGAACGACCAGATATTATTGCTTATCAGTATTATGGCGATCAGACGTTAGATTGGCTTATAATGTTGACTAACGAGATGCACGATCCATACTTTGAGTGGGTATTATCGTACGAACAATTTAATGAATATCTTCGACAGAAATATGGCAGCGTTTCTGCAGCTCAGTCTACTGTGCATCATTACGAGCAGATATTACAACAAAAGAAAACAGTTAACGATAATGGCGAACAGAGAATCATTCCTGAGAAAAAAGTTATTGTAGATTACACAACATATGCTTCTCTTACTGCAACGGAAAGAAAAACAGTAACTGTTTATGATTATGAAAATGAACTGAACGAAAATCGTAGGCACATATATCTGCTTGATCTAAACTACACGCTTCTGATCAAAGAACAACATCCATATATTTTTGATGAAGGTGTTTCTGTAAGATGAGTCAGTTTATTGGTGGCGGCAATTTAACGCAATGTACAATCGCAGGACAAGATATAAGAAATCTTGTTGGCGTATTAGATTATTATGAAAGTATCTATTCTACAGCAGCTTCCGTTAACATTACACTAAACGATGGTAGCGGATTTCATAATAAAGCCAATCTTAAAGGCGGTGAAGAAGATATAGAAATTGCGTTCGGTAATCGTGAAGGACAGTCTATACGAATGAAGTTCAAGGTTGCTAAACTAAGCGATCGTATGCGCGTGAAAGAAAACATGGATATGTACGTCATAACAGGCGTACCACAAGAATTTATCGCAAACAATCAAAAGTCAATCGATAAAGCATACAAAGATAAAAAAGTATCTGACATGGCTAAAGACTGGCATGATGAATATACTAAAGACAGCACGACGATAAAGAAAGATCTCGTCACCAACGAAGAAACCGAAGACAAACAGAGCTACTATGGCACGGGAAGAAGTCCTGCTACAGCTATTCGTTGGGCTGCTAAAGAAGGCAAGTCGTCTGAAGGAAAAGCATCAAACTATGTCTATTATCAAGATCGTGACGGATATCATTTCCGTACGATAGATAAGATGTTGCAGGATAGTGATGCGTTTACTCTTTCTTATGCGCATCAGAACACTGGAGTAGGCGGCGACGCTGCTAGAAAAATAATTGCATTCGATCAGAAAAGCGATTTCGATACAATAGACTCTAGTTACAATGGCGCTGATTCAGATCATTATTATTACTATGATCCAACTGTAGGTAAGATCGATTCTACAGATAAAGGAAAGCGCGATGGTGCAGGTGACACCACGCACACAGGTAGAGATCAACTTACCGCGAAACAAGAAAGTTCTAGAGGCGAACGTTACAATTTAATTGTTGCGCCTGGACAAGTCAAAAGTAAGTTTCGCGATTCGCGCGATCCTAAAATTGCGGAAAACAAAAGATCGCTTCCTGAACATGGCGCGCAGTCTTCTGCTGCAATTCAGTTAGATAATCTAATTATCAACGTTCGTGTTCCAGGTGATACAGCTTACAAACCAGGTATCAAAGTAAGATTAAATATACCTGCGAATCAAGAGCAGAACGAATTAGATCCTCGTTCCGGTTCATTCTTAGTTACTTCAGTTCGTCACGTTACATATAAAGATGATAAAGATTACAAGTATGAGTGTATATTGGAATGTAAGAGCGACTCGCTCAATAGATCATCTTCTGGAAACTCTGGAGTCGTATAATGGCTGAATTTGGCACAGTAATGGGTCAAGACGGTCTGAAGTGGTGGATTGGCACCGTAGAAGATCGCGGCACTGGTCAGTTCTCTGGACAAAAAGATGAGCTGAAACTCGGAAGAGTTAAGGTCCGTATCCATGGTCATCACACTGAAAACAAGGGAGATCTTCCTACTAGCGATCTTCCTTGGTGTTATGTTGCAACGCCAACAACATCAGCTTCTATAAGTGGAATTGGTCATAGTCCTAGTGGATTAGTAGAAGGTTCAAAGGTAATAGGATTTTTCATGGACGGTGATGGTGGACAGTATCCAGTCGTGTTCGCAACTCTACCGCATATTCAGCAGAAGGGTGGATCTGGTTCTAGTTCACCTGGATCCGGTACTAAAACGAACGCAGATGCTGAAAATCCTAATGGAGCTCGCGATAATCCTGAAAAGAAAAATGAGCTCACAGGTGATCAAGCAAAATATAAAGGATTAGGATTAGAAGGTTTAGACGCAGAAGATAGAAGATCTGTTCTTAATGGTGGACTAACTAAAGCTGAACGAGCTGCATTAGGAAAGTGATGTAATGGCAAGTATTACAGTAAATAAATTAACAACATCGAACACAACTCCTACTCTAACGGGAACTGTGTCTTTCGAGCGATTTGATACTGAAGGCAAACCTAAAGAAACCATAGAAGTCTATGTTAACTATGGTCTATACACATTATTTGATGGTAATCTAGGATTAGATGAATCTGTTACACCTAACATATGGAAATTGCGTTTTGATACTCCTCTTAGAGCAGGTATCTACAGCGTAAATGCAGTTGTTAGAAACATAAGCGACGGTGCAATAGTAGCTACAGATAGCACTGAGCAAGAACTTTCTATCACTTCGCCTACACCACAAGAAGTGCGTAATCAGAACTTAACACTGCCGCAAAAGGTAGCTGTTGTTGCTGGACTGTTAAATGGTCTATCACGTTCTTTTGGTGGACAGAGCGGAGTTGGTGGAAATCCTGCAGTTCATCCCACATTGGATGACGATAGTTCTACTACACTGCGCGGCCGTGGATCAGAAGAAGGTAACAACGAGCCGCGCCACAAAAGTAGAAAAGCACGCGCAGATAAAATGAAAGTTGAAACGCCGCCTATCAAACATCCGTTTCAATCGACTGGCATTTCTGCAGAAGATGCTGCTGCTGTAGGTAATGCTGCGCTTGAACAAGCTGCTGATATTGCTCCACCAAGTTCAGCTGATATTCTTTCGCAGCTAGGTGACGTAGAACGCGCAATGGCTACAGTTTCAGGCGCACCCGACGAAGCTGCCGCCCTTTCGCAACAGCAATATAGTTCAACACCGACTTCTTCATTTGGATAGGATTAATAATGGCAAAGTACGAAGAACAAAAACCAGCAGGCGATAGCACAAAGTATCTTGGTAATCATACGATCACCACAGAAGCTGGACACATGATTGAAGTTGATAATAGTCCAAATGATCGTAGATTACACATCTATCATGCTTCAGGTACATTTATCGAAATTCACGATAATGGTATGCGTGTCAGCAAGATCGAAGGAAAAGATCAAGAATTCGTTAACGGCGAAAAGAATCAGTTAATAAAAGGTGACTTCTTCATTAATGTTGACGGCGACGTTAAAATGCAAGTCACCGGATCGTTAAAGCACGAAGTCAAAGGTGATTATGAAATAGTAACACATGGCGATTTCCGCGTTAAATCTGCAGGAAATCATTTGCAAGAAACCTGCGGCGATCAGCGAGTGCAGGTTAACGGTAAGACTTCTCATCGATCTTCCGGTGATCGTGAAGAAATCACAGGCGGCAGCAAGACAGATTCCGTAGGCGGTAGCAGCAAACAAACTGTTACAGGCGAAAACGTGCAGACTGTTGGTGGCGATAATGTAACGATGACAGGTGGACAGCATCAGTTGGTTTCTGCTGGAGCAATGGGTATTGGAGCAGGCGGAAATCTAGGTCTTGCTTCAGCAGGTAATATGGCGGCAAAGGCAACACGTATCGATCTGAACTAAAATGAAACACAAATTCGTAATCCTGATAGGAACAGAACTTCGTACATATGAAAATTATGAAGATATTCCTGAGTCGTTTGATAATGTTATAGAGTTTAAACCTTATATCCCTGAAGAACACTTGCATGAGCATACAGATCATGATCACGACGAACTAAGTAAATGGAATAGTAAATTAAAAGAGCTTATGAAAAGGGAAAGAAAATAATGCCAGCTGTAACTAGATTCGGAGATGCAGACGTAGCTCATTGCTCTGGCATGACGCGACTTGGTAAATCTGACGACGTGTTCGTTAACGGAATCGGAGTGAGTCGTCAAGGCGACAACAACACAACTCATCTTCTTCCAGAAATTATTCCTTGTCCGACACACGCTGCTCCAATTACAACTGGATCTACGACAGTGTTTATCAATGGTAAAGGATGCGGGCGTGTTGGCGATGGTATAACAGGATGCACTTCTGTAGCCGCAGGTTCTTCTAACGTATTTGCAGGTGGATAATGGCTGATCAACTTTCTGATGACTTTATAATTAAGAAATACTATCCCAACGCTATCGTTGGTCAAAAGTACACAGTTGGTGCTAATCCTTGCACAGGTAAGGGTGGCGTAACTAAAACATACAAGGGAACAGACATCATCGCGGATCAGATCGATGAGATGTCTAGAAAGTTTCCTGGACTTATGAATTTTGCCAACGCTAAAAATATGTTGGCAAATCCTACATCATTTACTCCTCCAGCATTTAAAGTAGATCCAAAGGTTGCAGCTGGTATCGCCGCGCTTAGTGCTGCAGGAACATTATCACAGCTCACTGGTCTAGGTTCAAACTTTTTAAAGCCAGGATTAGACGCGTCGGTTCAAGCTGTAACTTCAGCGATTTCTGGTGCAACAGCTTCACTCCCGTTCAAAACTGGTAGTGCTGCAGATATCACTACGCAAATAGGTGCAGTTAAGTCTATGTTGCAAGCAAATGTTAGCGGTGCAACTTCAATTATATTCAAAGCAGTTAGCAGCAATTTCCTTTCCGATATCGCTTCCGCAGCTACTAAAGCGGCTATGGTCAGTCTACCTGAACAGATATCACAGTTGGCTGGTGCTGCTGGTAGCGCGGCTGCGTTTGCTGCTAAAGCTGCGTACATAGCACAAACATTTCCTATGATAGATGTTAATAAAGCTGCGATGATGTTGATTAACAACGTTAATGGTTGCAAACAAAACAATATCAATGCTATGATTCCAAACATGACTTCTTTGGCTGGAGCTGTTGTTATGGCTGCTCTTCCTGGAAAAACACCAGCGAAAGACGCAGTCAAACCACAAAAAACTCCCAATCCTCCAAAAATGGTTAAGCCTGTTGAAATGAAAAATCTTTTCGCGGAAGCAGCTGCAGGAGGATCGATAGCTACGCTGAAACAACCAATTTCTCAGTTTATGGGAATCATGTCAACTATTCCGTCTCAGAATAATTTGGTTGCGGACGTTCCAGCTAAGACGTCTTTTGGCGAACAGAAGTTAACTTCTACAGCCAACTCAGTTAACTGGGGATCTGGTGGATATGGAAGAAATAAGGAACTTATTGAGCAAGAGAAAAAGAGACTTGAAACAGCTGCTAAGATTGAAAAGCATACGAAAGAGCTGGAATCCATGGTTGACTATAGTAAACTAACATCGATGCCGTATAGTGAGCTGATAAAGAAATATCCTAGAATTACACCCAAAACTACAGTGGCTGAAGCTCTTCAAATCATTGCAGAAACGGATGGCTCGAGTACTACAACCGCCTGAACACAATTCATATTATAACGGCATTATGCGAACTTGTCAAGGCTTTTTTTTGTAATAAATAAAGAAAAAGGATAATCAATGCAAAAAAGAAGTCTGCCAAACTCGCTCAAGAAGATTACATATAAGGACTTCGATTTATCATTTCGACGTCATCCTTCTACTGGCAAACTTCTTGTTAAGAAAAATGATGAAGCAGTAAAACAAGCTGTAAAAAATCTTGTTCTTACGAATCGTTATGAACGCCCATATCATCCAGAGTTTGGCGGAGATATTCGTTCTAAATTGTTCGAGAACTTTACTTCTATTTCTAAGTCGGAATTAGAAAGCAGAATTAATATCGCGATCGGCAACTACGAACCTAGAGTTCAGCTAGTATCTGAACAGAATAAACCAACTGTTACAGTGCAGGAAGCTGTTGACAATAACACTCTGTACGTAACAGTTAGATTTAGAAATGTCGCAACACTTAACGATATCGACTTAGATATTAATCTTAACAAGGTTCGATAATGGCTGCTAATACAGATCTCATCGTAACAGGGCTCGATTTCGACGTCATCAGAGCTAACTTACGAACATACATTTCCCAGAAACCAGAGTTTACTGACTACGATTTCAATGATTCTGCTCTTGGGACGTTGCTCGACTTGCTCGCATACAATACGTATTACAATGCGATCTATGCGAACATGGCAACAAACGAAGGATTTCTTGACACAGCGCAACTGTATGACAGCGTTGTTTCCAGAGCAAAGGCTATTGGATACACTCCTACGAGCGCGCGCAGCGCGACTGCAAATATTCAGCTGATCTTTCCATCGGCAACTTCCAACTCTAGCTTTAGATCGATCCGCGTAACAAAGAATACGAAGTTCAGTGCTTCTGTTAACGGCACATCTTATACATTCGTAGCGCCACAAACATATACTATTGCAGCCAATTCTTCTGGTGGTTTCGCTGATTATATCACGATCAAGGAAGGAACGCCGCTCACACATAGATTTATCTACAACAGAACTTCTAATACTTCTTTCGTTCTACCAAATCAAAGCGTAGACACGACAAGTATCACTGTAGCTGTAACGTCAAGCGGAAACACAGTAGCTTATATAAAAGCCAACGACATCACAACAGTCAACTCAAGTTCTAAAGTGTTCTTCGTCGAAGCAGACAAAGATCAGAAGTACAAGGTTGCGTTTGGTGATGGTGTGTTGGGCTACCAGCCGCTGACTTCTAGCGTTGTAGCTATTTCGTATCGCGTATGTAATGGCTCAGCTCCGAATGGTGCTAATTCGTTTACTCTTGTTGGATCAACGATTGATGGACAGACTGTAACTGTTGTTCCTGTTGGTCGAGCCGAAGGCGGCGCACCAATCGAGGATATTGAATCCATTAGATTTAATGCGCCTAAATTATACGAAACTCAAAATCGTACAGTGACTTCTAACGACTACGAGCGCATCGTTCTTCGCGAATATCCAGACATTCAAGCCGTTCGCGTTTGGGGTGGAGAAGACAACGATCCACCAATCTATGGCAAAGTATTCCTAAGTGCGAAACCAAAAACTGGAACTCTGCTTTCTAGTAATAGAAAATCAGAAATCAGAACAACTCTAAGAAAGTATAATGTACAGGCAATCGACGTAGAAATGATCGATCCGACATATCTGTACATTGTTCCTAGCATTACAGTAAGATATGACTCTACTAAAACTACAAGCACACCTGGAGAACTAGCAGCGGCTATTGCAGCTAGAATTATTTCGTTTGAGTCAACGTATCTTTCTAGATTTAATCAGAGCTTCAGATATTCTAAGTTCCTAGAGTATATCGACGACACAGACGATTCTATTCAGACTACTAATGCAGTTATTCGTTTAAGAAAAACATTTGTGCCTTCTATAATTTTGGCTGATAACTATGTTGTCAAGTTCAATAACGGTATTCAGCGTTTGGGTACCAAAGAACTGATTAGTGGTGTTCCAACACACCCTGGCTACGGTTCTGTAACTTCTTCTACGTTTATTATTGATGGATTATCATCATTCTTTGATGATAATGGATTTGGTACTCTAAGAACGTATTATCGTTCTGGTACCGGACGTCTAGGAAGAACATATACAAACTATGCAGCCGGTACTATAGATTATGATGAAGGTACGGTAAACATTAATAATTTCCTTCCTTCTTCATATTCTGGGGAAGCTGTTTCTATAATAGTTTCTCCATTGTCGCCTAACATTTCTCCTGTACGAAATCAGATTCTGCTGATGTCGCAGTCAGAAATAAACATCGTCGATGATAATACAGGCAAAACTGTAACATCAGTTTCAACAATCGAAACTATTGGACAGACTGCTACTATCACAACACCGTCAGGAAAGCTGTATAACTTCTAATGACTACGATTGTAGGCGCAAACGAAATCTACAAGAAACTATCTTCGCAGATAGAATCGCAGTTTCCTGGCTTCATTCGTGAAGAAGGGCCGCAATTTATTGCGTTCCTTAAGGCATATTTTGAGTACATGGAACAGAGCGGAAAAGCAGGCTATGCTATGCGCGCTCTCCAGGATAATCAAGACATTGATCGTACTGTTGATTCTTTCGTAGAATATTTTCGCAGAGAGTTTATGGTCAACGTTCCAAAGGAAGTGTTGGCTGATAAGAGACTTCTAGCAAAACACATCAAAGAATTCTATCGCTCGCGCGGTTCTCAAGAATCTTATAGATTTTTGTTCAGAGCTCTGTATGATACTGAAGTAGACTTCTATTATCCAGGCGACGATATTCTTAGAGCTTCTGACGGACGATGGGTTCAAGAAACGAAGCTTCGCGTTTCTTCGCCGCTCAATACAGACCCACAATCGTTTGAAGCGAAAAGAATAACTGGCGAAAGATCAAAGGCGACTGCGTTCGTCGTAACAACGCAGCGACTTATCGCTTCTGGCGTTACTGTATTTGATTTGTCTCTAGAGTCTATCTCAGGCACATTCTTAGACGGTGAGCGCGTTGTAGACGAAGACGGCAAGTTTGCGACAGTAGATTCGCAGATTGGATCTCTGCGTTCTATCTCTATAAAATCTGGCGGCGCGGGACATCAGATTGGCGACTCTGTAGAAATCAGCGGCGCTGGTTCAACTCTAGTAGCCAGAGGAACTGTTGAATCTATTACTAACGACAGCGCAGTAACAGCTAGAATTGTTAAAGGCGGATCTGGATATACTAAAACAAATTCTAGAGTCATTGTTACAGGTGGATCTGGCACTGGATTCAGCGCAAAGATAGCTTCTTATAGTGGAACAGGTTTATCTACAACATATAATACCGATTCTATCAACGCCGTTAAAAATGTTAAACTGAATGCTAATTCGTTTTTCGTTAGAGGTGGGGCTAATACCGCTACTGTAAACGCAAAACTCGTCGGAACGGTTAAGACGTTCAGCACATCAAATACGATCTATGGTCAAGGCAGTAACTTTACAGCACAACTATCTGTTGGTGACATCGTTCGAGTCGTAGGACAAGCGAATACTCTACGAGTACATTCGATCACGAGCGCGCAAACATTCGTTTCTGCTATTAGACCTCTTGTTACACAAGCAGCTTCGAACGCATATATTGGATTGGCTGCTGCGAACGTAACAACAATACTTTCTAAAGCATTAAAGTTCAGAACAGAAGAACTGTATGACATTAACGCGATTGCTGTCATCAATCCTGGTTCAGGATATGCTGCTACAAAACCAACAATTCGAATTGTAGACGATTCAATTGGTCCATTGGCTATTTCTGACGGATTTGGCGGACTCTTAGGAAACAACGCAGTAGTAGTAGCAAACAATCTAGCTGGATCAATTACATCTATAAGAATTACAGATCCTGGCGAAAACTTTAACAGAGCTGAAACTGCTTCTATTAGAAACCTGACGCAAGGTAATAACGTTGTAACAACAGCGTCTTCTGGTGTTTCTGTAGAAAGCAGAACTAACTATCAGGTGCTATCTGAAGCTCTTGATGAAATAGTTACAGAAGCTGGCGATTATCTAATTGAAGAATCTGCGATTACAAATTATGCTATTACGAAAAAAACGTTCAACGCTGAAGGTATTGGCGTTCCTTCGGGTGTAATTAGATTTCCAGGAAAGTATATCGACACCAGAGGTTTCTTAAGCTGGAACAACAGACTCCAAGATAATTTCTATTATCAGGAATTTTCGTATGTAATTCGTGTAGGCGAGATTGTAGAAAAATATCGAAAGATAGTCAACAATCTTATGCATCCTGCTGGAACGAAGATGTTTGGTGAATACACTTCTGTTTCGGAAGCATCGGTACCACCAGTCTTCATTCTCTCGAAGTCTAAGATTCTTGGTATGGCTGTTGAAGAAGAACTTACGTTTACGGAGGATTGGCGTGCAGTTTCTGTTTCTCCAGGAAACACAGTTGAATCGTTTACTTCTACCGACACATACTCGTCGTTCCTTCAGGTTTCAGGTAATACTGCAGAGTCTATCAGTCTTACAGCCACCCATACTGGTATTAAGTTTGGTGCCGTTCCAAATCTGTACGTTCGCGTTCAGGTCGCAAACAACATTATTCAAACATACGAAGCTACGCAGTCGCAAGTATATAACAACTGGCCAGTTGGCGTTCTTGACGGTAATCCAAGACTTGTTTCGAACGCTGCAGGCGCGTCTTACTTCGCGAATAGCACGTTTAAGGCTAATACTGGATACGTCAACGTTGGTGGCACGGGAACTAATGTAATTATTCTGCCAATAGGAAATACTTCGTACGGATCTTACGGATTCCAAGTCAACGCAATTATTTCTAACACAACGTTCACTATCAGAACTAATATGACAGGTGGAGCTGTTTCGAACGCTACATTCTACATTGGCTCGTAACAGTGATATAAATATGAGAGGATATTACTCATGGAAAAAGTAAGCACTTCAGACATTGTAGATGCTTCAATAATTAGAGGAGCAGGTTCTGTGGAATCTTTAGGTCTAACCGGTCGTTATACCGTCCAGTGCTATGATGCTGACGGTAATCTAAAGTGGGACGACGAAATCAAGAATCTTGTTACAACTGTAGGCAAAAATGATCTGCTAGACAAGTATCTATCGGGATCGAGCTACACTGCTACATTTTATTTTGGTCTGATTGATAATACTGGGTTTCTTCAGATCGTAGCGGGCGACACTATGTCTTCTCACGCTGGCTGGTCCGAGTACACAAACTACTCTGCAGCTACAAGGCCTGCTCCAACATTTGCTTCAGCATCTGGTGGTTCGAAGTCAACTTCTGGAGCTGTAAGTTTTACAGCCAGCGGTGCTGGTGGTACTGTTACCGGAGCATTTTTGGTAACGAACTCAACTAAAGGTGGTTCTACTGGTGTTCTCGTTTCTGCCGGTCAATTTACAGGCGGAAATAAAACTGTTATCGCCGGCGACATCGTTAACGTAACTTATTCATTGTCTGCATAATAATGCCAGGAATTGTAACAAGACACTTCAGACTCCACAATGCGATTCAGTTTTATGAGTCGTTCAGCGAAGCTAATCCAACGCGATATTACTACTATATCGCGAAGAATACGTCGTATGCAAATACGATTCAGTTGACAGGTACTATCAAGTATAGTAATTTTTCTAATACTATAGTTGGTCAGGGAACACTGTTCACGACAGAGCTAGCTGTTGGAGATCGTGTTGGTGTTACAGGATTGGCTACGCAACTTAGAGTTCATTCGATCTCAACTTCACAGACGTTCGTAACAGCAGTTCGTCCAGCTACGAGCAACACAGCTGGCGCTAACGCATATCTGCGCAAGCAGTTCAGCGATTCTAATCCACCTACGCCAGTCGACAGTTATCAGGATACATATTTCGATATTTGGCGTGGAATGATTTCGCTAAAGAAAATACAAGCATCTGACGTTTCGTATGTTATTCCAAGATACAATTGGTCGAACAATACATTATACACGCAGTACACCGACACCAATGAAAATCTAGCTAATGCTGTGTTCTACGTCATGACCACAGATTACAACGTGTACAAGTGTATTGACAATAATCGTGGTGCGAATTCTGTCGTTAAACCCACAGGAACAAGCACATCGATTATTTCTACTTCTGATGGTTATCGTTGGAAGTATATGTACACTGTTTCTGGTGCTAACGTATTAAAGTTCTTGAGCAATGATTGGATTCCTGTTCAAACGCTAAGTTCAAATAATGGCACTGCTCAGTGGACTGTGCAACAAAACGCAGCAAACGGCGCTATTAATCACATATATGTTGTTGCTAACGGTAAGAACTATCTATCGACGACCAATACGTTTGCGACAGTTTCTAACTCAACTACGCTAAAATTAGCATCAACAGCTAGTTCAGCCAACGATATCTACAATGGATCTGGCATCTTTATTAGTTCTGGACTTGGTTCAGGGCAATTAAGAAAAATCATAAACTATGCTGGATCGAATAACACGATCACAGTTAACACAGCATTTACAGTTGTTCCAAATACGTCAAGCCAGTATATTATTTCTCCTCTGGTAACTGTAAGAGGAGATAGTGGTGGGACAGCGAACTCTAGATGCACGGCATACGTTTCCAATACGTTTGGCGGACAAGTTCGTAAGATCACTGTGATTTCTCCAGGTCTTTCATACTCAACTGCTAACGTCACAATTACTGCTAACGTAGGTTCTGGAGCTACAGCCAAAGCAGTTATATCGCCACTCAACGGTCATGGATCGGATGCTACAGACGAGCTGTATGGCGATAACGTGATGATCGATCTTAGGGTTGCTGGTAACGAATCTAATACGTTCCCGACCAATAATGACTTTAGAGTTATTGGTGTTCTTAGAGATCCGCTATTAGCAAACGGATCAGCGGCAAATTCTTCTGTCATCGATCAGACAACAAGAATAACAATTAACGCATCAACAGGCGACTTTACTACCGACGAAGTTATTGTTGGTCAAACAAGTGGTGCGAAAGCAAGACTTGTATATTTTGCCAACACCAACGCTTCTAAAACACAGGGTGTCCTTAAAGTTACGAATGTTGTTAGAAACGGAACAGGTGGTAATTTCAAAGCTGGTGAAACTGTTCAAGGACAAACTTCAACTATTACTGCGAACGTCGTTTCTGTCACTAAACCGGCGCTAAAACCATATAGCGGTTTGATCATATATAATGAGAACAGAACTTCCGTTGTTCGCGCAGAAGATCAGACCGAAGACATCAAGATTATTGTAAAATTCTAGTAGGAAAGAATAGATGGCTAATACAATTACTACTTTTAATACATCACCCTACTATGATGATTTCAGCGATGACAAAAATTATCATCGCGTTCTTTTCCGTCCTGGTCTTGCTGTCCAGGCGCGCGAGTTGACGCAGCTGCAGACTATTCTTCAGGATCAGATTAGCAAGTTTGGTCAACATGTATTTAAAGAAGGTTCGCGCGTTCTTGATGGACAGATTTTCATCAGAGATACTGCGCGAGCGATTAAGCTGAACACGAGATTTGGCGGAAATACGCTTTCTACTTCTACTGCGGCGAACACTGTAAATATCACTAATTTTGAAGGCGCATACGCATATGGACTGACATCTAACACCAAGCACAAAGTAATCAAGACTCAAGTAATTGGTGGTGTTCCATATGTCTTTACAAATCTGATTGAGTCCGCAGGATTTTCTGGTAACACATACAATCCATTTTCGTTCGCTAACAACGAAATTATTAGATTCCGCAACGTTTCTTCCAATGCTATTATTGGATATGCAAATACTGCGACATCTAACGTGTCTTCGTCGTCGCTGATCGTGCATGTTGACAGTGGTGTGTTCTTCGTTAAGGGACATTTCGTAAAAGCGCCTGCACAGTCGATCGTCGTTTCTGAGAAATCAACTAGCCCAAATGCTTCAGTCGGTTTCACATATAACGAGTCTATTGTTTCTTCTGCTACAGATTCAACTCTGTTGGATCCAGCTCAGGGAGCATACAACTATGCTGCTCCTGGCGCAGATCGTTATAAGATCACTCTGGAACTTTCCAAGATCACAGGAAATCTGACTTCTTCTACTCTTCCAGATAATTACTTTGAGCTTGTTCGATTCGAAGACGGAAAAGCTAGAACGCCATTTAATGATCCAAAGTACAACAAGCTGATGGACACAATGGCTCAGAGAACGTTCGATGAGTCGGGACACTATACAGTTAGACCATTCAGAGTAACCGTTCCTCGTGTCACATCCAATACAGCCAACGTTAATCTGAGCATCAGCCCAGGACGCGCTTATGTTAAGGGATATCTAGTTGATTATCTAACTCCTACGACTCTGATTGTTCCCAAGGCAAGAGAAACTGATTCGGAAACGGGATACGACATCGGAACGTATTTCGGAAACTATATTAAGGTTTCTGGAATTTCCAATGGTACGTTTAATCTAGCTAATACCACGCAAGTTCAGCTGCATCGTGTTCTTAACAGAGGCGCGATCACAACTGGCACAGCGATCGGAAACGCACACGTTTCATATTTCCAATATGATTCGGGAAGCGGAAACACAGCAATTTACAATCTGTTCCTTCATAACATCAATATGAAGGGCAACAACCAGTTCAGCAACGTTCGTTCAGTAATTCTCGGCACAGCCAGCAGCGTAACTGCGTTTGCCAACGTAGTATGGAATGCTACAACTGGCGGTATTTACTCAAATGGTGCTACGAAGATATTCGACGACTCGTACAAGAAGTACATTTTCACATTCCCACAGAAGTTCATTTCTACGGTAACTTCGTCGGAGTATGAAACGCGCAGAGTGTTTAAGAATATCACGTTTACCAACGGTAAAGCTACACTCACAACAGACAGTGGCAACGAAAGATTCCTTGGTGCTTCGAGCGGATCTGTTCCAAACCCTCAGCGTTATTACACTGTTGTAATTAAGTCGGGCGGTGCTGCTGGTCCAAACAACAGATTCATGAACGGTAAGCACGTTCCTCTTGACGTTTCGCCAAGATACGCCAACGTTCAAGTTGTAAGCTCTGGATCACCTGGACAGATTATCATCAATCTATCCAATACTTCATTCAGCGGCGTCTGCGACGTCGTAGCAGGTATTGATATTGAGAATAATACTTCTGGAACTCCAGGTCGTAGAACAAAGACGCTTGTATCGAATTCTACCAAGCTGTATCGTAATATTTCTGCCAATACAGATTACTCTCTGTATAAGTCGGATCTATACACTGTCAAGGCTATCTGGTGGACGGGAAGCAACACGGTTAATCCGAAATCAACAACCACAAACGTAAAGAATATTCTTTCTAGATTCATTGTTGATAATGGTCAGCGCGATTCTCATTACGATCATGGTTCGCTTAGATTAAAGGTTGGATCTACTGTTCCTGCAGGATTGATCAACGTAGTGTTTGATTACTTTACTCATTCGGGTAAAGGATATTTCAGCACGAACTCATATCCGATTGATTACGGTAATATTCCTGCATATACTTCAAGTGACGGTCAGTACATCAGACTTGGGGACGCATACGACTTTAGACCGCGCCGTACTGATAACACGTCAAACACAACTTTGATCTTTGATACTGGTGTACAGATGCCTGACTACAGCGCATCTATCAACAGCGACTATTCTTATTATTTGTCTAGAATTGATAAGGTATTCTTAACTGGCGCTGGAGATTTTGTTTACAAGCAAGGAATTCCTTCATACGTTTTCCCTGTTCCTCCGCCAAATATCGCTGATGCGATGTTGGTTGCGACAATAAAATATGATCCATTTACTTTAGATTCGTCTTCTATTTCCGTATCTAACGAAGACAATAGAAGATATACTATGCGTGATATTGGCAAATTAGATGCTAGACTTTCGCGCGTAGAGTATTATACTTCACTGAATCTGCTTGAAAAAGACGTCAAGGCTTTGACTATCAGAGACTCCGCAGGAAATGATCTGTTTAAGAACGGCATTCTTGTAGATAGCTTTGCTGGTCACTCTGTTGGTGACGTTCTCAATCCTCAGTACAGAGCATCTATTGATGGTCTGTCGAGATACGCTAGACCAATGTTCGTGTCGAGCGCTGTAGATTTTACAGTTGATAATCTTTCTAGCGTGACCAAGTCTGGCGATCTGATTACCAGACCATTCACTGAAAAAGTTCTGTTCAATCAGAATCTATGCAGCAACACTGAAAACATTAATCCGTTTGATGTATTCAGCTGGGTTGGCATACTCAAGCTAACACCAGATAATGATTTCTGGTACGATAATGAATATGCCCCTCTCGTGCAGTTTAATAATAACAATGCCTTTGACAATTGGTTAGCGGGACTAGGACATTACAGCCAGTGGAACGATTGGGAAGCAAACTGGTACGGTATTACAGTTGATAGATTTACTGCTCAGAAACAGAGCGCGATCACGAGCAACTATACCGGAACATCTTCTTCAGGACTAACAACAACAGCCGCGAAAAAGAGCATTCAGACTTCTTCGGGTGGTCTATACAACATTGTTCTTAATTCATCTGTCATTCCTTACATGAGACCAAGACAGATTAAGTTTGAGATCGAGGCTGCTCGTCCGAATACTTCGTTGTTCTGTTGGTTTGACGGGCACATTCTGAATCACAGAATTAGAGTTGGTTCAAACACAGCTCCTCTTGGCAATACGTTCCTTAATCTTAAAACGGATAATAACGGTAGAGCCAACGGATACATCGATATTCCAGCTTCTAATTCAAGCAGCATATTTAAGTTCACAACAGGAACGAAGCTCGTTATATTCAATGACAGCCCAACGTCACCTAAATATTCGACGACATATGCGCAATCATTGTATTCGGCTGTTGGCGCTCTTAATTACGTTGCGAGAGCATCACTCAAGCCTCCTATCATTAACAGCGAGCCTGATGATGAGATAAACGTTATTGTTGAAGAAAAGACTGATACTACTAAAACGAACGTTACAGTAATTGATCAAAACGATGGAACTGTAACGATCAAAAACGATCAAAATACAGTAACAGTTTCTAATGATAAAACCGTGTTTATTGACAGTGACATTTCTGTTGCAGAGTTGGCTGCAATTTTAGGACTGAGCGCAGCAGAAACGCAAACTAGAATTGATACAATTAACGCATTCTACGAAGCTAGTCAAGGCGTGATGGTAATGGGTGAGCGCGATTCCCACGGTAGAAACTCTGAAACTTCGCTAGATGTTGGTGGATTTATATATTGGAGTGAAGTTTACGATGAAGTCAGTGATTATACTGTAGTTGAAAACGCCATCTCTCAAATCGGTAATGAATTTACACAAGCTAATGAAGCCGGTGCGGGTGCAGCATATGTTGCAGACTCTTTTGAGAATGCAAAGAGATTTGAACAAGATCAAGGTCTTGTCGATGAATTTGCAGCTATTAGAGGTGTATACGAAAATGATGTTGCTGCGGGTGCGCTTGAAGACTTCGAAGCGACTACTTGGAATCAACCGGAATAACAAAGGTAAGAAATGAGAACGTTTACAGCTAGAGATCCTTTGGCTCAATCATTCGAGATTCTAAAATCGGATTATCCGAATGGTCTCTTTTTATCAAGTTGTGATATTTTCTTTGCATCAAAAGATGTAGACGTTCCTGTAACGCTAGACATACGTCGTGTTTCTCTTGGAATACCAACAAAAATAATTGTTCCATTATCTTCTGTTACTCTAGTTCCTGATCAGATTAATACTTCTAATGATGGAACAACTGCAACTACATTTACTTTTCCTAGCCCAGTTTATATTGAGCCAGGTGAGTATGCCATAGTTCTGCAGACAAACACAGACAAGTACAATGTTTACGTTTCTGTTCTCGGAGAAGTAGATCTTTCTTCAGGCAACAGAATAACGAAACAGCCATTTGGTGGTTCGTTGTTTAAGTCGCAGAACGCAAGCACATGGACACCGGAGCAGTTCAAAGATCTTAAGTTTGTGCTGCGTCGTTGTTCGTTCTCTACTGGATCAGGAACTGTAGATTTCTTATCTAAGCAATACGCAGCCTTTCAGCGTTATTCTCTATTGAGAACGCTTTCTCAGGAATATATTCCAGGCGAGCCGGCTTCGATTTCTTATCAAGTTAAGACCAGATCAGTATCAAGCAATACTGTAGGATCATTTACAGATTTCGTTTCTAATCAGAACTTTGATTTCCCAGAAGTCAAGAGAATCAATCCTTCTGCGAATTCTGAAGTTACAGTAAGAGCAACTCTTTCTACAACAGATGAGTATATTAGCCCTGTAATCGATTCTACGAGATTTGGTGCGGTTGTTGTAAGAAACATCGTCAATAATCTTTCAACCGGAGAAACTACTGCTAGAGGCGGCAACGCTCTAGGTAAGTACATTACTCGTAGAGTTGATTTGGCTGAAGGATTCGACGCATCTACACTAAAAGTGTTCTTGAATATCAGTCGTCCTGCGGGAACTGATATCAAGGTATATTACAAAGTTCTGTCGAAGTACGACAACACGGATTTCGCAGATCGTCCATATGTTGAAATGAGTAAGGTCGATCTTGGCGGAAGCTCTACAACGGGTGTTAACACGTTTATCGAAGAGCTGTATCTTGCTGAAGATATCACGTACACAGGAACTGCGGGTGCAGGCGGAAAGTACACCGACTTCAAGTCTTTCGCTATTAAGGTAGTGTTCTTGTCATCCGATGAAGCATTCGTTCCTAAGATTTCTTCACTGAGGGCTGTAGCTCTGTCATGATAAAAACTGAAAAGCCTGTATTCGCTAAAGTAAAAGAGCATCGTGATCTTATTCGTGATATGAACAGTAAGGCGCTACTAAATGTAGATAAGGAAGCATTAAGCGCACATAAGATTCGCAGACAAGAACAACAAAAAACAAAGCAGATCTTTCAGGACGTAGAAGAATTGAAGAAAGATGTTTCAGACATTAAGAATTTGATGCATCGTATTCTAGAAAAAATAGGGTAAGAAATGGCTAAGATAGCAAACGTATCACTTTCAAATTCATTTGATACATGGAGAACTCGCTCCAACGAGGCGTTTGATCGTCTGAGTCAGTTTGCCATAAACAATTCTTCTCTATATGCAAACACGCTCACTGCGAACGTTTCGTTTCTCAGTAAGGGTACTACGACGCTAGGAGACAGCACAAACGATCTTACGACTATCGCGGGACGTGCTACTGTTGGAACAAATCTTACTGTTTCGGGAAACACAACTTCAAATAAAGTAGTTGTTACTTCTTCGATCACTGGATCTGCAGCCAACGCGACGTTCAATAAAGTTACAGCTACATCTTTGCTCAGCGTTACAGGCAACACAACTCTAGGCGATGCTGCTTCTGATCGTAACACAGTTAACGGTTTGCTCACGCTCAATCACTCAGGATCTGTATCAAAAAACTTCACGATCTCCGGTAACACTGTTCTAACTGGTCTAACGTCACTTAATCAAACAATTAAGACGGTGACTGTTTCTGCTACAGCGGCAACCGGCAATGTTAACTTTGACGTTCTTACGCAGGGAATTCTTTACTATACAACGAACGCTTCCGCAAACTGGACTGTTAATGTCAGAGGCGATTCTGGTATTGCACTGAACAGCGTTCTCGCTACAGGTAGAGAAATAGAAATTAGATTCCTAGCTACGCAAGGTGGCACAGGTCGTTGGCAGACCAGCTTTGGAATTGACGGTACGACAGTCACTCCTAAGTGGGAAGGTGGCTCTGCTCCATCTAGCGGCAGCACGAACGCAATCGACGAATACACATACAAAATCATTAAAACTGCTAGTTCGACATACACAGTTATGGCTAGCAAGAAACAGTTTGGATGATCATAATAAATAGGTTAAAAGGAATAAAGAATGGCTAAAATCGCCAATGTTGCAGCTACTGATACGTTCGGTACATGGAGAACACGATCAAATCAAGCATTTGATCGTCTAAGTCAGTTTGCAATCAATAATTCCTCTCTCTATGCTAATACCCTAACAGCCAACGTTTCTCTTGTCGTTAGCGGTTCGCTGATAGCTAACGGTTCTGCAGGTTCGAACGGTCTTGCGCTTAAAACTAATGGTACCAGCGTATATTGGGGCCAAGTTTCTTCAGCGCAGTACACATATACTAGAACGCTATTTACTGCTACCTCAGGACAAACAGTATTCAGCGTTAATTATAGTGTTGGATTTATTGAAGTTTATCAAAACGGCGTTAAGTTAATTAGCGGCACAGATTTTACAGCTTCTAACGGTACTACAGTAGTTTTAAGCGTGGGCGCAACATTAAACGATATCATTGAAACGATTTCGTTCAATACATTTTCTGTAGCAAATACTGTAACACAGGGAACACTAGACTCTGCGTTAGCCCTTAAAGCTAACGCAGCAACTCCCATAACAACTGGTCGAGCATCCCATTCTGGTCTCGCTGTTATAACGAATCTTAAAGTTTCTGGAAACACATACTTAGGAAATACAAGCAAGCTAATTGTGTCGACCGGTGCATGGACTCACACGGGTCTCGCGACTATTTCTACAAATCTTACTGTTTCTGGTAATACCAGTATTTCTACAAATCTTACTGTTTCTGGAAATACTTCAATCACAGGATTGAAAGCAAACAATTCTCTTGGTACTGCCGGAAATGTTCTCAAAACTAATGGAACAAGCGTGTATTGGGATGCTTCAGGCGGCGGAGGCGTTTCTTCGGCTAAAGCGTACTTTTTCTCATCGTTTTGATTATAAATAATAGGAATCAGTTAAGGAAATAAGCATGGCTTCTGGTATTCTAGGAACAGCATCGCTAACAGTAGCAAGCACCAACACGGTCGTTTATACTGTACCAACATCAAAAACCGCTGTAGTGACGGTTTCTGTTTTGAACAGAGATTCAACGAATTATACAAATATTAATTTGGCAATTTCTGCGACGGGTGCTATTACGAATACAAACTATATCGAATTTGGAGCTGGTCTTATTCCTAATGGCGTATTGGAAAGAAGCGGTATTGTTATGGATGCCGGCAAGAAAATTGTTGTAGGCTCTTCTAACGGAAAAACTACTGTAACTGTATGGGGATACGAGGAATAATTAATGTCCGATCAATATGCAGTATTAAACGGAAACGGAGTTGTTGTAAATATAACAGTTGGTGGTGAAGACACCGATCCTAATCTCGTAGATCTGTCGAAAGCTAAAAACTTTGCTAACATAGGATTAAAATACTATTCGCAACTCAATAGATTTTATCCAGTAGAATGGATTTACAATTCAGAACATAACATAGTTGCACCTTCAGACACTCCTGTACAAGATATAATAGACGATATCAACAACTTAAAAACAGATACAACTGAAAAATTAAATAAATGTAATGTTTATAAACAAACTGCTGAATATCAGTCTTTAGAAGAATCTGAAAAGCAAAATATCGAAGAATTTATCATATCAGCTAATGATTTACTGAATAAGTTAGAAGATGTTGTGTACGACAATTATCGACTTTTATCAATAACGCTGCCGGCAAAAGTAGCTGCATTCACTGTAGGAACGTAACGTAATGTCCAGATATTTACCTACTAAAGACTTCAGAGAACTAAATCTTGGTATTCGAGACGTTATTCCGGGGTTCGGCACTGGTAACTGGCGCGTTTTTGGTGCTTCTACTTCTTGGACAGTGCCATCCGGCGTGGCACAAGTTCGAGTAACTGCTATTGGTGGTGGTGGCTCATCTGGTCAATCATTGTACGGTTATTATAACAATAACGGTCCAATTCCGTCTTGTACTCCTGATTCTACTGCATGCGGTCCAGTAACAATAATAACCCCTGGTGGAGGCGGTGGAGGCGGTTACATTGTCGCTACAGTAAACGTCACAGCTGGATGTTCTTGCTGTATTGTCGTAGGTGCTGGTGGCGGCGCGTGGAGCACATACTGCGGACAAAGTCAGTGTTGGTGTATAGGTACTTGTTGTATCTTGTGCGGCACTAATGGAGGATGTTCCAAGTTTGGTACAGCCGTTTGCGCGCTTGGAGGAGAAGCCGGAAAAACATTTTCTTGCTGTTGTGCACTAGGGTCTTGTCTCGGTAGAGGCGGAGCTGGTGGCGGCGCTGCAGCAAACACTTCTGTCGCAACAACATTAGCTTGTTATTGTGGAAATGCAGGTTGTTGTGGCGGATTCAGCTGTTATTGTTCTTGCATAGGAAGAGGAATCTGCTGCGATTTGACTGGAGCTCCAGGAGGAGCGTCTGGTTCTCCGATCGGAGGTGGAGGAACTGGTCCTTTCCCAGGAACACTGCTGACAGACGTCTACAATTGTCGTAGCTTTGCTGGCGGCGCATACGACGAAGATTGCATAGTTAGTAAATATACAGGAGCTGTAAATCGTTGGCCTGGCGAATCAATCATTTCGACATACTATGGCGTTGGTTGTGGATGTCAAGTAGCCGGAACAGCTGTATGCGGACCAAATGGTTTTAGAGTCACGATGTATGGTGGATCTGTTCCTTGCGGACAAACACTATGTCTCTGCTGCAACGCTGCTTGTACAATGTCTAACTTGACATGCAGGGCGTGCCCAAGCGCATACTATGCTGCAGGTTGCGGTGGTGGTGGATCTTCTTTCTATTTTACTTGCTACTGCAATAGCTGCTTCACAGATCCAGATTATTGCTATCAAATGGGATGCAGAAGATGCGGGACTATTGAAAGCGGTAACGGTATCGTGATCGTAGAATGGTAATCTAGGAAAAACTATGGGACAGAGATTTTCCGTTTCGCAAATTGCTGGACTAGAAACTAGGCTTTCTAGTATTCAAGCTCAATTGAATACTGTAACAGCACCTGGAGATCAGAGCTGTGTGAAGGTAGGACAGTTTGTTTGGGCTGCTCTCCGTGGTGATTGGTTATGTAATTGCGCAGTGAGTTGCTTTGGTATTTCTTGTTGCTGTCACGTTTTTTTTGGTGAATGTGTTCAAGGATGTAATTTGGTGACAAATGGATTCGCTCTAGGGGGCACAGGAACTACAGGTATCCAATCGCCAACATTGTGTAACTCTGCTACAGCACAAGGTTGTGCCATGTGTCTTGCTATAGTAAATTCTTGTGTATGCTGTTACGCAAGATGCAGTTTTACTCTTGGTACGAACACTCTCTATGCTGC